TTTTACTGCAGCCACTTATAATAACATCCAATTTGTTCCGTTAACCGGAGGTAATACTTTCAGTCAAGGAACGATCAGTTTGTACGGATTAAAAAATAGTTAACATCGCGAGAAAAATATGGCAAAAGAATCTCTTCCAGTAAGACGAGTAGTACGTAAGAATGCAGCTAAAGTCGAAAAGACAGCAAAATTAGGCTCGGGCAAGCGTTTTGCTGCGATTGAAAAATCAGCAGCTGCTAGCGGAGCAAGAAATCCGGCTGCCGTGGCGGCAGCAGCTGGTCGTAAAAAGTATGGTAGTAAGAAGATGACAGCCATGGCCGTGAAAGGCAAAAAGAAGGCCAGGTAGGTTCTTTCGCTATTCCACTCCATTTCGGATAAGTGACTAAAAATTTTTTCGATACACGCTCTTTTTTGGGTGCATTTTTAAACTCAAAATGTATATAAAATTTTTTAAATCTCATTGAGCCTCCCAAGGATATAAAAATTTTATCCAGCCTTCCTATACCATGAGCCTGTCATTTATTTGTCATGAATTTTATCGTATCGATGTTCTTGACGAGTTGCACGAATGTCTTAAGAGAGAGCGACTAGAAGACATATCTAAAACTCTTAGATGGGCATTCGGAGATAACTGGCGCATTTCTCCTCTTTTCTTACTTCCCACGCGATGGAATTTCCTAAGAGATGAGCTTTCTCGAGATGCTCCATTGATGTTTATCACTACATACCCCGCAGAAGCAGCCAGATTGATTACAGACGCTTACAGCAAATCTTCCGATCATTCCATTCCAGATTATACCTATCTCGACAGAAAGGATCATAATGCGAATTATGTGCATCCTTTGAGGCGCATGCGATATGAGCATCAGAAGAAATATGAGATCCGAAAAGCAGAATATGAAGCTTTAAGAAATCCTCAGCCTTCTTGAAAATACCATTTCTGGATCGGTTCTCCTCGATAGGATTCAAGATCAACACTTGCTAATTCGGGAATCTTCGAGTAGTCAATTCTTCCTTTGGAGGCCGCTTTCTTCATAAGCAAGCCAGCGCCGCAACAACTTTTGGAATCGGCTAGATCAATGAGAAATTTCCTCTCTTCTTCTTCTTGCCTTTCGAGCTCTTTAAGCTGTCTTCGAATATCGAGATATCGTTTAGCACTTTCACACCAAAGTTGATCCTTTCGCTCTTCGATATGATCTGGAGGCGTCTTGTTCTTCAAGTGCTCCCAGAATGCTTCTACAGCAGGAAATATTGAAGAAAACAGTTTTGAATTGCGCTCTAACTTCAGATGAATGGGATCATGATCTGGAAGCCACGCCCAGTAAGAGATAGCGTCTAGATTGGCGCATTCCATCTGAGTTTGTAGCTGGAGTTGATAATATTCTGGTATAATCCCCTCTTTAGCCATTGCATAACTGCGTTCGCCGCTCTTGATTTCGACTGCATGATTGCCGTCTATATCAAGACCATCCAGAGTAGCCATGAGCCATGGATATTTGGCATGAATCACGACTTTTGGAAACATCAGAATACAGAATTTTTCTTCATATGCTTGTCTGGCCCTTTCTTCATTCTGAGTCCCTCTTTTCATAGCATCACTTAAGACTTTTTCCTTAAGTCCCAGCTTTTCTTGCCATAACTCATAAGGAGAAGACCATGGAGCCTTCTCGCAAATGATTGGAACATCGGAAGCTCCTATCTTACTGCGACGAAATTCAAGCCACTCTACAGAGCCTGGGACTAAATGATTAATCATCTTTTTTCTCCAGAATTCTATACTTAATAAAGGCAATTCCACCAATATCGGCTATCCTGCAAGGTTCAGTTTCAGTATATACCCTGAAAACAATTATATTTTTACCAACCCAATAGACAGAATCTCGAATCCATCCATCTTCATATTTATTAAATTTAATTGCATCAGACGTTAAATTTTCACATTTCTCAGAGTTGTCTTTAAATATTGTTTTTATTTTCATTTCCTTGGTTTTTAGATGCCGTATATCCAAAGTAGCATACCCACAATCATCTTCGTAGATGTGACAGTTCCTACAATCTATTTCACAAACAATTTTGCAAGGTTCTAACTGTTCATCCAATTCATAATACTGGTCATAATCATAAAAAAATGTGATAGTATTCTTTGATTTATTGTAATTTATGTCTGAAATATTGTATATATAAAACGCATCTAAACAAGAACAAGAAAAAACAGAAGTAAATACTAATATTAATAAACCAAATATCTTCATCTCACCTCTCCATCCATGGCTGCTTTTAGAGCTTCCTTTCCTTCTTGATATTTTGAAATTTGCTTGAGTACGCGCTCATATTGGTCCATTGGAATGTTCTTAAGTGAACCTCCAAAATGGGTCTCAATCTTCTTGATATAATCCAAGTCACCGCTCACCAAAAAAAGAATATGTTCTATTTCTTCGTCTCCAACGTACTTGATCGGTTCTTCTTCGATTTCCAAAGTCGTTTCCTTGAAAGCGTTCTCTACGATTTCCCCTTCCACATAACACCCAGAAATGACATCTGGGAAAAGTTGTCTCGCCAATGTACTCAGAGCTCTAGCAAAAAGCATCGCCTTCGGATACTTCGACCATGTGCCCCCATCTTTATAGATTCCAGCGCGCTTCGCATCATCGATAGAGAAGGACTCTGTCCAAGTATCCCCATTGTCCGAGCGCTTGCCCTGCAAGACACAAGTTCTTTCATCAGATTTTGGATCTTTGCTGATCGAATGACCGGCTTGACGAATCAATCGATTCATTGTTTCCGCTGGCATCATCACGCGGCCTTGCACGACATAAAGACCACCATTAAGAGCATCGATTGGATCAAGTCCTAAAGATTTCGCTTTTTGGATAATGGCGAAGATTCCTTCTTCTCCCATCTTTCCATAGTGCTTTGTTGCCATAAGCGATTTGCAAAGCGTCTTCATCTCTTCCAATTGCTGGACGTGATTCGAAGTAGGAATTGCAACTATTTTTTCTTCCTTAATTTTTTCCATTTTATTCCTCTGAGTTGACAAAATCTTCTAACTTTTTGAAATTATCTTCCACTACATTTCGATTATATAATTCTAAACCATAAGCGATTTTAACTAAAGTTCTTAAAACCTCTCTAATATCATTTATTTCTGATAGTTCTTTTATGACATGAGATTTCTTCAATTGCTCATACTTTGGATTTTCCCAGACTTCCCATTCTTCTAATTGCATATTCTTTCTCCTCTGAAGTCCAATTGAGGCACTTCTTCTAATAATCCAATGATAAGGCCTAGAGACCTCAAATTCAAAAATTTTTTACCAGTCAGGTGATCTTTCAATGCTTCAACACATATTTTAAATGTGGCCCAATCAGAAAAACTCATGACCCAGTAATCACGGCAGAGTGATTCCAGCATTTCAGCTTCCAATGCCCATGATTCGACCCAGCGATCGTATTCGTAGTTCTTTATGTCGCCCATTCCCTTCATTTTCGCCTCGAAAGTTTAACATTTAATCTATTAAGTATGTAATCTTATATCTATCCTATATTTTTCGTCAACACCCACTCGAAAAATAATCATGGAAATCAATTTGTGAGAATGGTAAACTTTTCAGGCGCAACCTAACCCAGAGACGAACTGATGAACTTACGAGAGTATTTCAAAAAATATTTAGTATCTTCAAAAAAATTCTGCAAGGAATCCGGAATCATCTATCAGTCATTTTATGGCTTCTACACCGGTCGAACGAAAGTTTCCCTAGGAATGGCTCTTCAGATAGAGCGATTTACTCGAGGAGAAGTGACCTGTGAAGATATGGAAAAGATTAATGAGCAGATCGAAGAAGCGCGAAAACGCACGGGAAAAAACTTTCGCGGACTCTATGTTGACGAGAAGTAAAGAATTTCCTATATAGTTTTTCATCCTTTTGTGAGAAGGTATTTCGTCCGCATTTCTTCCATTACACCCCTCCCTTCAAAAAGGAGGGGTGCTTTATTTTTACTATTGACTAAAATGTCGCATGAGGTTCATGAAGAAGGGCATAAATAAAAAAAACCTAGTAACCCCTGCAGATTACTAGGCGTAAGAAATAACACAGCTTGTACAAGAAGCCATGTCGCAACCATTATCCCAACCACATCGATTAACGACAAGTCATAAGAATTTCTTTTCTTCGAAAGATTTCTCTGCTACATCTGTCAAAAATTTACTATACATTTCTCACATCGGACACCTCTATGAATGAATCACGACGTCTCAATGATTTCATCGACGAATGCCTAACGAAAATGTCTCAAGATGGATTGTGTCCCATAGACAGCCATCTCAAGATAGACGGCCAACTCCATCGTTATTCTTGCAGGCAAGATAATCCAAAAGACATCGCCGAATGGTACGTAGCCCACAGCGGAATAAGTCGAGACGGGACAGAATGGCTGGTCGTTAAATATGGCTCTTGGCGTCTAGGCAACGAGCCTTTCGTTTACAAGTCATCTTTGCCAAGCGATCGTATGGATCGAGAAGCCATCAATCGCTGTCAGATTCTTAAAATCCAATCTATTAAAAAAGGATTGGAAAAAGATCAGGAAGCAGCTGAAAAAACAGCTAGACAGATATGGGAGAAGGCAGAAGTCGCCAGATCTCATCCTTATTTGGAACTGAAGAAAGTGCATGTTCATGGACTAAAGATTGCAGAGAATGCTCAAGGCAGTCTTTCATTGGTGCTTCCCTTGAGAGATATTCACGGAGAGATCAAGACACTTCAGTTCATCACATCCAAAGCTCCTCATGAAAAGCGTTATTTTCCAGGAGGTAAAAAGAAGGGCCATTTTCATGTTCTAGGCACACTGTCAGGCGCTTCTAAGTGCTATATCTGCGAAGGGTATGCGACAGGAGCCACAATTTTTGAATTAATGCAGACACCCGTAGTGATTTCTTACGATTGCATCAATTTGGATCCAGTCGTCACAGAACTGAGAAAGCATTATCCAAGAATGCAGATAACAGTTTGTGCAGACAATGATCGTTTCAAGGAGAAGAATGCCGGTCTAGAAACTGCTCACATGCTTTTTTCTAAGCACAAAGTGCGTTACTTGCTTCCTCATTTTTCCAAAGAAGAAGACAGAGGAACTGATTTCAATGACCTATTTATCAGCGAAGGATCAGAAGTCACCCGCAAACAGCTTTTTATCGACGCTCAAGATGAAGCCGCTTATGAAATGAATCAGCACCACACAGCGGAAGCGGGACCAAATATGTCGATTATAGAGCATCTTCCAGATGGTACATTTACTCAAATGAGCAAGGACTCTTTTAGACTTAGATATCAAAATCAAAGGATCGAAATTGGCGGAGGAAAATTTCGTACTAAAGCAGATATCTGGTTTAACCACCCCAAACGAAATACAGTCAAAGGAATCATCTTTAGACCGCATCAAAATCCAGGATCTGACTATATGAACCTTTGGTCAGGATTTTCTTATGAGGCGATTCCAGGTGACACTCAATTCTTTTGGGACCACGCCCGAGAAGTCATCTGTGATTCAAACGAAGAGACATACCTATACGTACGCAAATGGTTGGCCATTGTATTTCAAAAGCCAGAAATTCTTCACACCGCTCTAATCTTAATGGGATCTCAAGGCATAGGGAAAAACGCATTTGTAGATCCAATAGGTGCTCTTTTAGGACGACACTTCAGCTCATTCGATTCCCTAGATAGACTCCTAGGAAGATTCAATAGTCACCTCCAATCCCTTATTTTGGTACACGCCAACGAAGCGTTATGGGGAGGAGACAAACAATGCCGTGGAGCCCTAAAAGCGATGATTACAGACAATCGCTGCGCCTACGAAGGAAAAGGCAGAGAGATTCGCGAAGACATCAACTGCAAACACATCATTATGTCTACCAACGAATCTTTCCCCGCCTTCGTAGACACAGACGATCGTCGTATGGTCATTTTGAATGTTTCCGATAGACACAAAAATGAAAAACAATATTTTGATAAATATTTTGCAGCCCTCCAAGCCGGAGGATATGAAGCCATTCTTTATGATCTCTTGAACGAAGACATCAAAAACTTTGACCCACGACAAAGACCCACTACCTCCGAAAAATCACAAGAACGACTAATCGATATAAAACTCCAATCATTGGGATCTTTAGCACTCTATATTCACCAAGTGCTAGATACAGGATTTTTCGACTGCTACCTCAATGAACCACAAAAACCATGGGGTAAACTAATGAAACGGGAAATTTATCAGTGTTACCTCGATTGGACGGACCGAAATAAAATTCGCAACCACCCAGAAAACGAAGTTCACTTCTTTCGAAAACTCAACAAAATGGTCCCCTCTGTCACAACTCAACAACTCAGGCTAAATGGCGAAAGACCGCGATTTTTGGACGTGCCAACACTAGAAATGGCACGAATAGAGCTTGAAAGTACATTTTTGAAAGGCACGAAATAAGCCTCCGTCACGGGTGAACCGAAAAAGCTACCTGAGACACTTAAGCCATTGATTACCACTACTTATACGTCAATTTTCGGGTGTCACAGGTAACCCTCTAACTCCGGCTGAAAATGTATTATACCCTATTTTTTATGTTTTCATTGGTATATATACTTTTACTTATGTTACTTGTGACAGTAGAAGTAAATATATAAGAATAAAGGACTAAAAGAGAAAATTACTAATGACATTACATGAGTCATACTTGGGACACCTGTGACACCTCTTTTTTGGCATTTTTCCCATTCCAAACCTCTTTGCGCGCGCCCGCAAACCGACCATTTTGTTGACGTCACCAACATGGTTGATCTGCGAAATTTTAAGAGAAGAGCGAGGTGGCAAGCCATGGAAGTAAAAAAAAATTTACATGACACCTTGTGTAAAAATATTCTTTCTTGTACGCCTGGCCATTCCTTAACAGGAGCAAATATGACGTTAAGTATTAATGAGCATGTTCTTCACAATCAAAATATGGACTGGACAGACAAAATTCTTGTTTCTTGGATAGAATCTTTCGCCATCGGCTCGGTTCTCGATAAGCCTAAGTATCTCGCCTCTCAGCTCAACATCCCCATAAACAAAGTAAAATATTCTGTTGTCAAACTCAAAAATCTTGGCTATCTTTCAACCACCCTTCGCGATGGAGAGCGCTTTGTCTTTTCGAAAAGAATTTACCTTAGTGGTTAAAGGCGATCCCGTGGCACAAGCTCGTCCTCGCTTTAGTAGATCAAGAGCGTACAATAAGCAAGCACACCTCCTAAACAGCCAGCAGTGGGAGGTGGCGGCACAAGCCCCACATAGAGGAATCCCACTGAAAGGGCCTATTAGCCTCACCATTGATTTTGTGATGCCAATTCCCGACTCCTGGTCACAGAAGAAGAAGGATGCGTTAGAGGACTCTTTCCACGAGAAAAAGCCAGATATCGATAATTTATTGAAGTGGATACTAGATGTACTTTCTGGAATCGTCATCGCCGATGACCGACAAATCTGTTGCGTTCAGTGTAAAAAGCGCTACGGCAAAGAACCGAGAACAGAAATTGAAGTTTGGAAAGAACAATGCTAACTCCGGACAACACCAGCTTCTATTGTCTTTCTAACGAATTCCTTGATCAGGTGATGAACGGCATTACCGAATCAGAGATGATCGCGTTTGGTAAACTTGTAGACATGCTTTGCGACTTTCGTAATGGGCTGGAAGAATCGGAGCCGAATGAGGATGTATCTAATGTGGTTCTGGTAGAGCAGATGGCAAAAATGGCTTCTATTTTGGTATTCGGATCGACCACGTTGCGTCAAATGTTTAATAGAATTTATTCTATGCTTCCAGAACCACGATCACTCACAGGAAAAGAGTTAAAGAAGATAAAAGAAAGAATCGACAGTAGAGAGACTATATGAGTGAAGAAGCCGCCCCTACACAATCCGCAGTAGAACCCACTGACATGCGCACGGAGTTAATTCGAGCGCTAACTCAAAGAATGCTACATCAAATTAACCAGTTCGATTACAGCGAACTTAAAGACGAAACCAAGAACATAATCGTCCATGCAGTAGTTCTGGCTTGTACTCACGCATGTAAAGATGTAGGTCTTATAAAAGAGCTGTTTTTAAATCTTTGTTCAGTCTATGCAGATAGCGTTTATGGAAAAGAAGCCTAATAGACGCGACTTTGAATCTTGCATATATCACGAAGAAGTTTGGACGCGCGGGCCTATAACGGTTGCGCAACAGACCCATAAGGCCAAAGAAATTAAAAAGATGAAAAAAATGAAGTATGAAGGCGAGTGGACATTTCTTAGCGATGCGCTTCCTGGAACCAGCAGAATGGTTATTGTTCTGGCTCTGCATAAAGAACGAAACCTTCGTATCCGTGTTCCGGCTTTTTACGTAGGTGACGGCCAATGGGGAGCGCATGATAAGTCTGCTTTCAATCATCATGAGTTTGAAATCCAATGCTGGACAGATTTTCCGGATTTTGATGAAGATTTTTTAGAAGAATAAAGGAATACATGTGCCTCTAAAACAGGGTAAGTCAAAGAAGATCGTATCTGAGAATATTTCTGAGCTTGTACATTCGGGACGTCCTCAAAAACAGGCTGTAGCCATTGCGCTTTCTACGGCCAGAAAATCCACCGGTCAGACTAAGATGAAAAAGAAAAAGAAATGACCGATCCTGTTTTTCTTAAAGGAATTGCATTTGCAACCTTGATCTTGCTTGGCATATCTTTTATAGGAATGTACTTCCGTGGACGATAATTTATTTGACTTTAGCGAAGTGCTCACGATGGCCATGCATATGGATGATCAGGATTATATGGCGCTTCCCGGCATCATCGAAGCGACTGACGAAGAAGAGCTCAAAGAAATCGTCTGGGCGTTAGATAATGTGGCTGATAATATATCGCACATTTTTCAAGTTATTAAAGATGTGCGACCAGATTTTAAAGTGCCGTCCATAAGTTGACGCGAGTTTGTGTCTATTTTCTAATGACCTAATTTTACTTCAGTTTCTGTCATGACCGGATCGGCTTGTGGACCGCCTTCACACCTGGCTTCTAGGCTGGTCCTTATTTGTGCAGCTTCTTCGTAAGTGGTGTCTTCTGTCATCAATTCTTTGATGGCTTTTTTATAAAGACTATCGATGAATTTATTTTGCAACGTAATGATCTGTGAGAACGTCTGGACTAATATTGGGCTTGCATCCTTGATTTTTTCTGCATCTTTTCTCATTAGCACGCGAATGCGCTTTCCGATTTTGATGGCTGATTCACAATGAACTTTCAGGGTCTCCTCTGTAAATGGCCGACGAGACCATGGGTCGGAGTACACGCCAAAGGCGTCTTTACTCATTTCTTTGAGTGTGGTGCGATCAATGAAGTGGCCGCTTGGGAGCTTGAGTGGCGTTGTCATGACGGTCATTTTTATCTCGCACTGATAGTCTTCAAATTGCGGATGGTCTCCATACTCCACAGTGATAAAATTCCTAAGATTTTGGCAGTCCTGATCTAGGCTCCATTCTTTAAAGTCGATATCCCCTTCTGTTTTTAAAAACCATATAGCTGCTCCTCCTATGGCTCCCGCAACTGCGCATCCCGCTCCAACACTTAGATCCACAATGCTGCTTTTGCGGTCTCTTGTTGTGGGGCTACATCCGCCGTTCATTGCGCTTATGCCGGCATTTCCGGCACCAATTAGAATCAAAGCTCCTGTGGTGCAGGCTACAGTAAGATCGGCGGCTTTTTTATACGGAACCCATCCTGTACCTTCGGTTAGCCACTTTGAATGGCGTAAAATGCGCTTTTTTATGGAGTTGTCTAGGACGAGCGATGCGTTATTAGAGACGGTTTGAATGCGCTGGCGGTCTTGTGGTGGAATTGTTGCTGTTAAATGTCTAAAGACGGCATCCATGTCTTTAATATTCCTTTGGTTATTGGGGATTTTAGTACCTTAAATCCTAGGGCTGATGTGGTAATTATGATAACTCCGGTTGTAAGTAATAACCTCGTGCTTCCTTTAAGGCTTTCTAAGACCTCGTTCCATGATATCGCATCGATGGGAGTTCCTTTTTGATTTATCAGTCTTGGAGGAAAGCAGAAGCCGTTGTCGATGAGCCACTGAACCGTGACTGTTTCTAGCGTTCTCCAGTTTTCTTGTATAATTCCTTCACCATCTCGTATTGACATTGGAATGGTGAACGAATGGTTTGGTAGATCATCTACACGCACCTCTTTTCCTAAAAGACCTGGGTTAACTCCGTAAGCAAGACAGATGGCGTGAAATTCGCTAGAGTTTTTAGGATGACAAGGATCTTCGATTTCGATTTTCTGTACGTGTGCCTTCAATAAGACTTCTTGGTCTGCCGCGGCTAGACTATTAAATCCATTAATCTTTCTTATTTCTTCGTCTAAAGTGAAAGTCTCGTTATGGAGCTCGAAATGACGATATTTGGTATTGAGAAGTCTATGTGGTGGACGATAAGGATAGACTGGTTCGAGAAGTTCCATCTCACATTCTCTGGTTTTCCATGGGGACTCTAGCCCACAAAGAGTTTTGTAACATCATAAAAATTATTTTTATTCACCGAAAAGAAGGCGCCGCTGGTTAGACGGGCCCCAGAATCGCTCTACGCGTGGTAGAGGAAATTATTTTTGGCGCGTTGCAGAAAGATAGTGAAATCCTTCCGGAGGTGAGGGTGGCTGAGAACGAAGGTAGCATCTATCTTGGTGATATTTCTCTTCGAGACGGATTATAGCTGCTTTAAACTCGGCATCTTGGATCGCTAGTTTTGTATGGAAGTCCCCCATTTCTTTGTTAATGGCGGCAATGATGGTGTCATGATGACGATAGTCATTTCTGGACTCTATTCTCATCGATACGATTAAGGATAACAGGATTGCAGCAATAGCTATGTTAGTCCCAACCATTGTCCAAAACTGACCGCGATCTATTCGCTGTGTTTCCATTTCATATCTCCTTTTAGACAAATCACGCCTGGTTTCGTTCTTTAAGCATCTGCATGATAATTTCTTGTGTTTTATCAATGCGTTCTGCGACTTTATCAAATCTTTGCGCGCTCGATTCCATGTGGGCGTCAATTCTATTAGATAAATGAATGTGGAGTGGAACCATTACGCCTAGGGTGGCAATGGCTACTCCCGTAATTTCGATAAACAGATGTCTTCCTTCTTTCATTACGGTCTCCTTTTTCGTGGATCATGCCCCCTTCGCTCAATCTATGGAATACATAAACATTTTTTGACAAAAACGGTCTGATTGTCAAAAATTTACTCTATGTCAACCGCAAATCCTCAGTCTGATCCTCATTTTTACGAAAAATTAGCCGATGAACTCGAAATCTGGGTGAGAACCGAGCAGTTCTTGTTGGCTGATTTCATGTCTATGCGCGGCTATGACCAAAAACAGGTCGAAAGGTGGGCGTCGGAACATGAGCGCGCAGGAAGGGCTTACCAAAATGCTATTAAACACGAAGAGAACTACATAGTGAAAAATGCACTTACGAGGAAATTCGATGGGGGCTTTGCTCGCTTTTATCTTATCAATAGGCACCATTATCGTAATACTGATAATGATGATACGTCGGGCCTTAAAGGACCAATAACGCTTCTGACTCAGCGTCCTGAGCGTAAATCCAAGCGAAAAACCGCATGACGATAATCACCCTCCCGTATGTCCCGCGCGACTACCAGCTGGATTTTGAAGAAGCCATGGAGAACGGGGTTAAACGCGCTCTGTTGGTTTGGCATCGTCGAGCCGGCAAAGATGTGGCTTGTTGGAACTTCCTTATTCGAGAGGCTCTGCAAACGAAAAACTGCGGAGTTTACTACTACCTTCTTCCCACGCAACGTCATGCTCGTAAGGTCATCTGGGACGGCATTGATGAGTCAGGCAAACGATTTTTAGACTTTATTCCAAAGGAGTTGATCGATGGAAAACCTAATCAAATGGAAATGCGCATACGACTTGTTTCGGGATCTATCATTCAGCTTATTGGTACCGATAATTACGATTCTATTACTGGGACAAATCCTCGTGGGTGCGTATTTTCTGAGTACGCTCTTCAAGACCACAAGGCGTGGGAATTAGTAATTAGTCCAATTCTTTTGAAAAATAAGGGCTGGGCAATCTTCAATTCCACTCCTCGAGGAAAAAACCATCTCTATGAGCTTTATGACATGGCCAAGGACAATCCTGAGTGGTTTGTCCAGAAGCTCACTGTCGATGATACTGGTTTGATCACCAAAGAAGAGCTCGATAAAGAGCGCAAAGAGGGTCGATCGGAAGAGCTGATTCAACAAGAATATTACACCTCATTCGAGCGAGGTGTGGAAGGAACTTATTATGGCAGGCTTATTGACGACGCGCGAAGAGATGGACGTATATGTTCTGTGCCTTATGATCCCGCTATCACAGTCGATACTTATTGGGATCTGGGCTTTGGTGATTCAACTGCCATAATCTTTTTGCAAAGAGTTGGCCAAGAGTTACATATAATTGATTATTACGAAGAGCACGGCAAAGGAATTCGCGATTATATCCGTGATCTGAAAGAAAAACCTTATCTTTATGGCAGACATTATGCCCCCCATGATGTTGAGGCTAGCAATCTTTCAACGGGTCGATCGTTAAGACTTTATGCAAAAGATCTCGGGTTAGACTATCAAGTAATTTCTAGAACAGATATAGAATATGGGATCGAACGTGTGCGTGCAACACTGCCGCGCTGTTGGGTAGATGAAGTTAAGTGCAAACAGCTGATTAGGTGTTTGGAGAATTATCGAAAGAAGTTCAACGAAAAGATGAACGTTTATTCGAATATCCCCCTGCATGATTGGTCGTCTCATGGAGCTGATGCGATGAGATATTTGTCGCTTGGTGTCCAGCACTACAACGCGAAGGGTATGAGTGCAGAAGATATTAAGAAAATGCGAGATAAACACTTTGGGACGGGAAATTAATGCCTGACACTGGAACACCCATTCAAGGTGGTGTGCCCGGAACTGATTATTCGGTTCTTAAGCGCATGCAAGATAACTATACGAAGGCGCTCACCATGTGGCAGTCGTGGTGGTATGAAGCTGATACAGACAATCGTTTGACTGCCGGCGATCAGACCTATAATGCTTGGTATCAGTCCTTGGGTCGCGTACGCTCCACGCAGTATGTGGTCATGATCAATAAGGTCAAGCGCGTGGTCAATATGATCACTGGATATCAGCGCAAGAATCGCCTGACTACTACCGTGATTCCGATTGAAAATGCCGCTCAAGAAACTGCCGATCAGCTCAGTGGCGTGATACAATGGTGTCACAATTACGACAATGTCTATCAAACGATTTCAGATGCTTTTGAGGGGGCCGTCATCACGGGTTTGAATCTCCTCCAGGTCCACATGGACTACCGAGAAGATCCGGAAAACGGGGAAATACGATGTACGCGCCTCCCATTTTCTTCCTTCATTATGGACCCGTTCTGGACGCGCCCTGATTTAAGTGACTGCGGATGGGTGTGGGTACGAAAATGGCTCTCTCCTGAGCAGGTGCGCTCTCTCGTTCCTGAAATTGATAATTTGCAAGGATTGAATAGAGACTATGGAAATCGCGATGGCAGATTTGCCTGGATGGCTCAGTCATATTCTTATGCCAACCTTCGTCTCATTCCTTACGATGAATACTGGGAACAAACCTTTAGGGTGGTAAGAAAATTAATCCGTCCGTCTACCGGAGAAATCGTTGAATGGGATGGAAATGATGAACAGTTAGCTCTTTTCCGCATGTTCGATCCTGATTTGAAGGTCATCGAGACGCAAAAGCCTACTGTAATGAGACATATTGTCGTGGCCGACAAATTGATCCATTCTGAGATGGCTCCTTATGGATCAGATAAGCTTCCGTTCGTTCCTATTCAGGCCTATTACGTCCCAGAGCTTGCTAACTGGTCGTTCCGTATTCAGGGGGTCGTACGCAATCTTCGTGACTCTCAAATCGAATTGAATCGTCGTCGAAACAAACTTCTAGACATTCTGGATTCTGTAGCAAACTCAGGCTGGATCGTAAAAGAAGATGCTCTGGTCAATCCTGAAGATGTGTATCTTAACGGCCAAGGACGAGCGCTGTTCACAAAGTCTACCGCTCAACCAGGAGACGTTCAGCCGATCCCCACACCCACGGTTCCTCCTGGTTTATTAGAATTGCAACTTCAGATTGAAAAAGAGATTATGGAGATCGCCGGAGTCAATGAAGAGCTCTTTGGCATGTCCAATGAGAAAGGGACTGCTGGAATTCTTTCGATGCTTCGTCAAGGGGCCGGTCTTGTCACACTGCAGCCGCTCTTCGATCGCTTGGATATGGCTCAAAAAATCCTAGGAAATCTTTATCTCGACCTAATTCAAAATAATTTTGGAGAAGCAAAGATTGAACGTATTCTTGGAAAACAGCCCACCCCAGAATTTTCCAGTGCCCGCTTCCAGAAATATGATTGCCTTATTGAGGAAGGGCTACTTACTTCAGACCAGAAAAAGATGCAGTTTGCCCAGCTCTTGCAGCTGCGTGAACTGGGTATCCAGATTCCTGATTCAGTCCTACTTAAGAGCGCCACCCTACAGAACAAAAATGAATTGCTGGATGCCATTGGACAGCAAGAACAGCAGCAACAACAACAAGCAATGGCCCAAATGCAATCTCAACTTGCCCAGCAAGAGGCTGCTATTTCTCTGCTCAAGAGTCAGGCACAGTATAATCAGTCGGGAGTGGCAGAGCGAGAGTCTAGAGCTGTTGCCAATGTGGGCCTTGCACGCGAACGCATTTCTCAAGGTATCCACGATCGCTCTAAATCGGGACTGGAGACCGTTCAAACATTGGCAGGTCTTGAAGCCCTCGGAAGAGACAATGCCAGAAAAGATATGGGCGTCTTGATGGAGTTGCAAAAACAGCAGGCTCGTCAACAACAAAAAGAGTTAGTCGAAACCAAAGCAGAAGCTAAGGGATCGGCTTATCCTGGGGAGCAGCAACCCCAGTTTGCACAAGCTGCACAAGTAGCCTAACGGAGGAAGTTATGGCAAAACGAAGAGAAGACTATAGAGCACCTCAGATGGGTCCTGCTGATGTGCCGCAATACAGGAATCGTAAAATGGTTCCTGAAAAAGCAAATCCATACGAGTTGTATGAGCCTAGAGAAAGTAGAGAAGGGCCCATGAGTCGTAAGGGAGAAATGGATAGAGGACGAGGCTATGATCAGCCAAGAGACTCTAATTCCAGAGAAAGTGGCGATCAAAGAAACGCTCCTTTCCGTGGAATGTATGGAGATTTTAGTTACATGGGAGGACGAGGCGTGAACGCTTATCCTGCTCAAGAACATTATCCCTATGATCTTACTGGCAACGAGCGTGGTAATGATTATGAAAGACTTTACACGGATTCTTGCGATAGAACCGATAAGAACTTCCACAATAATCCAGGTGGATTTTCGACCGGTCAAGGAGAAGGCTAAGGAGAAGCAAAATGCAGCAGCTCGGTGAAACCAGACAAGAAATGACACGTGGTCTTATGAAGCGAATCGAGAAGATTATCAATAGTCATCAAGATTTTGCTGATAAGTACTACATCTGGGTTCATGCAAAGCCGGATCGTAAAGATCGCACGATCATTCGCGAAAAGATCATGATAACGAAAGTGAAACCCAAGATGATGTTATCGACCATGCTCTTTGGTGTAGATAACCGCGAGGGCAAGCTCACGTTGGAGTGGGCACTAGCTGGTGATTGGCCGACCATGGACACGGGCTCTGTTGGTGAGCCCGTTCCAGAGGTTATTGAGTCTTTCAATGAGTTGCAGCGAAATTCCCCGACCGAAATTTTTTACTAAAAATGACAAGTAAAATATTAAATATTATCATCCAACACAAGTGTCGCCGGCTAGCGGGCGTAAAAATGTTAGGGCGTAACAGGTATTGCCGCCGAATACCACGAGGATGACATGGAAACAGAAGAGAAGGTTGAAGAAGAAAGAGTTGTAGAACAGGTCGAGCAAGAAGCTTCGAATATCGAATCCGCCCCAACTGAAACGCCAGAGCCGCAATCAAATGATACGGATAAAAACTGGGCTCAAGTAAGGCAGACGCTTCAAGAGCAGCAAAATCGTATTCGCGAACTGCAGATGCGATTAGAACAACAAACTGCTCCGAAGGATGAACTTGATGAACTCGGTGATGATGATGTGGTCACTGTCGCTCAAGCTAAGAAATTAGCTGAACGGCAGGCCAGAGAGGCCGCATTGAAGATCGTTAAAGAGCATACAAAAGCATCGCAAGAAAAAGAAGTCATGGCTCGCTTTCCGGACTACAAGGAAGTCATCGAGACCTACTTAAAACCGCAAATCGAAGAAAACCCCGATCTTCTTTCGGCAATTTATGAGACTAAAAACCCTTTTTTAACGGCATATCAAATGGCAAAAGCAAATGCTCCTGACAAACCTGCTAGCAATCCCAAGAAAGCGGAAAAAATCTTGAAGAACATTTCAAGGCCTCTTTCTGCTGCTGCGGCTCCAGGTCTTCAAGGAGAGGCTGCTAACTTTGCTCAAATGAAACCCGATGAGATTTGGAAAATGTCTCAAAATTTTGCCAAAGGACATTAAAATTAGAAGGCTAGCCAATGGCAATTACTACAATTAACACCCTTCCAGCCCCTGTGCAGCAGTGGTTTGATAAGGTCTTGCTCTCAAGACCTATGCCAAACCTGATGTACAAGCGGTTTGGATTAAAGAAAACTCTTCCTTCTCGTGAAGGTAGAACAATTCGTTTCAGACGATATAACAACTTGGCTCCTGCGATTGTTCCTCTGGGCCCTAGCGGAGTAAGTCCCGCTGCTCAGAGTTTAACCGCAGTAGACATTGATGCGACGATCGAATGGTACGGAAGCTATGTATTGATCACCGATCAGGTCACAGCTGTTAACCAGGATCCGGTTCTCAATGAAACCGCATCTTTGCTTGCACAATCAATGCGCGAATCAGAAGATATTTTGACTCGTGACATGCTTGTGGCAACCGCTTCTCAAGTCAATTGCGTCAATGGTGGTGATGGCGATAATCCCACAGAATTGACTAGAATAGACATTGATATCGTTGTTCAGACTCTTTTGAGCAACAATGCTATGTTTATTAGTGACGATATCGAAGGTTCGTTGAAGTTTGGAACAGCTCCAATTCGTGAAGCGTTCTGGATGTTTATGAACTCATCAATCATCGACGACCTTGAGAATGTGACCGGCTTTATTAGCCAGGCACAATATCCTTCTTATCAAAACATCTTGCCCTATGAATGGGGATCTGTTGGAAACGTTCGCGTTCTTCAGTCCTCTTTCGGAGCACAGACTCCTCAAACATCAATGTTGGGTAACACTGTTTACCATAACATGATCGTTGCAAGAGAAGCCTACGGATGTGTTGATTTGACAGAAGCTACTGCAGAATTCATCTACAAGCCACTGGGCTATGGAGATGATCCTCTGAATCAAAGACAAACTGCAGGTTATAAGTTCGCGTATGCGACCCGTATCTTAAATGATACGTGGACTGTTGACCTTGCTTCAACTTCATCTGGAGCATAGGAGGGTGGATTATGGCCGTATCATATGAAAATACTATCATAGGTAAAGTAATATCGACAGGAGCTCCACAGGATCTGCTTCTGCCGTTTATTCCAGATGAATTCGAGACCTGGAACCAAACCAACCAAGGATCTACTGCAACTCCTGGAGTTGTCAAGAAGTCAACTTGGTTTAATGGAATGGCAGCAGATTCTGCTTTTGTTGTACAAAACACAGCAGGAGCTGCTACTGATACAAGTTCCGTGATCACCAGTGGCGGTTTCACAGCTATTGACGGTGGTGCACTAGAACTTGGACCCTCCATTCTTATTACTTCTATTACTCAAGCCAACCCGGCTGTAGTTACTACAGGAACTCCTCATGGTTTAACCACAGGAGACATTGTAGGATTCTACAACGTAACTGGCATGCAACAGATCTCTACATTATTTTTTGTGGTGACTGTAACAGGAGCTTCTACATTTACAATTCAATTGAATACTACCGGCTTTGCGGCTCCTGCAACCGCTGGTTTCATTAGAAAAGTAAACAAGTACTCCAACTGGGTTCCTCCTGCGATTGTAATTACTAACATTACGCAGGCTAATCCTGGCGTTGTGACAACTAGTGTGCCTAATGGGTATGCTACAAACGATATCTATCGTTTGATTTTACCTCAGATAGCGGGTCTGGCTACTGCCGCATGGGGAATGAGTCAGTTAAATGAAGTTCAAGTAACGATTACTGTATTGACACCGACAACATTCTCAGTCGGTATTGATACAACTGCATTCACTGCCTTTAATTTCCCTCCATCTGGAAACGTTCCATTCTCATTCCCAGAGGTTATCCCCGTGGGAGAGTTTGGAGTTGCGTTAACAGATTCTGTCGACAACACTGCTTCTTTCGGCGTCCATTTTGGAAGTGCCGTTGCTGGAGCAACTAACGACGTGATCTGGTATCGAGCAATGAAAGGAGTTTAATTAACTCAAGGGAGGGAGTCTTGAGACTCCTTCCCTAAAATTTAAGGAAATTATGGAAACACAAACAGAAGTGAAACGTGAACGTGGACGCCCCGCAAAGATATCTGTAGAAGAGGTTGCAAAGGTATCAGACGAAGCTAGAGCAGATCATCACAACAAGTGTCCTGACAATCTTAACTGTTTTAAAAAAGAGCATGAGAAGATGGTGACTGGGGTGTTTCGTAACGTTCAGCATCCAGGACAACATGTGCGGTTCACTGTAAGGCTCTATAAAGATCAGCCGGTGAAAACCTATCATTTTCAAGACGGGTTGATGTATACGATCCCTCTTTCTGTAGCTAAGCACATCAATCGTAATTGTCATTATCCTATCTACGATCAGTCTATCATAACGGATGAGACGGGAAGGGCGATGCCGAGGGTAAAGCAGATGATTAACCGCTTTCACTTCTCTTCATCGGAATTGATGTAATATGGCAACACTGGCTGATATTAGACAAAAAGTTCGCAATATCACCGGACGACCGAGTGTGACGCAGCTAGCCGATGCTCAGATCGATTTCTACGTCAATAATTACTACACGCTCAATTTCCCTGATGAGTTTCGTACCCTTGACTTGAAGCAGTATTTCGAGATTGTACTACAATCAAATGTGGATACCTATACTCTGCCTCCACAGACGGGGTCTTTGAATCCTACGGTGCTCTATCCATTAGAGATTGATAAGACCGCTTGGGTAGGAGGTCAGCAGATATCTGTGAGAGAAGACCCCCAATCTTTCTATCAGATTTGGCCAGAAACGACTCAGTCGATTACGTTCACCTTAGGCAATGGAGGGGTGACATATAGCGGAACATTGACTGCTCCTATAGTTCCCGGAACGGTTGTCATTTCAGATGGTGTTCAGTCCGTGACGGACATCAATAAAGACGGAAATCTATATGCATTGAATTCACCTACCCTAATGGGAACCGTTAACTATATCACTGCTTTCGCAACAGTCACTTTTCCAAATCCTGTAGCGACAGGTACCATAATTTTTGGAGAAAACGCTTCATATACGGCTGGATGGCCAACAGATGTGCTGTTCTTCAACCAAACATTTGTTTTTAGACCTGTTCCAAATCAGCCTTATCTATTCCGAGTACAGGTCTATGTGCGACCAACTCAGTTAGTGTCTACTAATCCCCTTGCAATGCCAAATTTCATCGAATGGTGGGAAATGATCGCAATGGGAGCATCGTTAAAGGTATTCGAAGACAATGGTGATATGGATCAGTACCAGAAGTTTTATCCTCTGTATCAAAATTATAAAGATATTGCTCAAAGACGAACTCTTAAGCAAATTGCTGTGGAGCGCGCACAAACCCTTTACGCGGATAACGGAAATTATGCATGGGGACCATGGAGTAACTTTACCACAAGTTAAAAAGAAAAAGAAGAGGGCTAAGAAAAAGCCCACTCGTACATTTGTAAAGCAGATTACAAAAAAGAAAAGATCCTGCTGGTTCGTGCGCTGGATTAACGCTTTTAGGAAATAAAATGACTTATAATCCAAACATCCCTCAGCCCACAGATATCATTGCTCAAAGTCAGCCTCAAATTCTGACTAACTTTACTCAATTAAATGCTCAGTTTGCGATAGACCACGTAGCATATACTGTGGGCGGTGCAACGGCTGGCCATCATCAGGCTGTTCATGTTCTTAATCAGGCATTAGATCCCACTACTGGGGGCACAGAAGGCGCGGTTTACGCAAAGGTACAAGGGGGCAATTCTGAAGCCTTTTATCGTTATCAAAGCAGTGGCCCCATTCAACAGGTTACTAATCGCAGTAGCATTTTCGGAGCGTTTTTTGCTGGAGTCAGGGTCTCTGGTACTTTTGGGGGAACGGCGGTAATAACTGGAACGCCAATTAATGTGGCTTCTATTATGACAGTTGGCGGCGCAACTTCAGCTACTCTAACCGTGAACTTCACTAACAATGCTCCATCTTTGGATTATTTTGTTTTTTATAGCATTATTGGCAATTTCAATGGGACTCCCGTCGGGTGCTCAGCTATTACAAGAAATTTGAATTCCTTTGTTCTGACATTTACCACCAATCTAGGTATTGGCGGTCCTGAAGTTCAGATTGGTGTCTTTCTGGGATTGGGTTAGCGCAATGCCTCTACAACCATTCCTTATAGGTAATCTCAAGGGTGGTTTGTTCACTTACTACAAGCCGTGGCTCCTTCCTAATGACGCATTTCCCATCTTGAGTAATGCCTATTGCTGGAGAGGCAATATCCATAAGCGCCCAGGTGTCGAGATCATGCACGACACCTTTGTCACTGTAACAAGTCTTCCTGCGGGTCCGGTCATGGGTCTGGGCACTCAAACATTATTTGGATTGACCACACAAAATCTTATTGCCTTCAATCTTACACAGGTCTTCAAGTTCAATACAGCAACTTCTGCATTTGACAATATTTCTGGAGCTACTGTCTGGACTGGAAACAATCTGAATTTTTTCTGGACTACAAATTTTGCTAGAGCATTCTGGGCAACCAATGGAAAAGATCCCATAGCCTACTACTTTACGGGCACAACGTGGAACATGATTTCACCTCAGTTAAACGCGGTTCCCACCTTTCTAAATACTGCTCAAATTATTCTACCCTATAAAAATCGTCTTGTGGCCATCAATACACTCGAATCTGGAGTTTCCTATCCTTACAGAGCAAGATGGTCTCAAATCGGCAATCCCTACACTACTGTTGGAACTCCCCCACCTCCGTTTGTAGGCAACGATAATGTATGGAGAGACGATCTGGTTGGATTTGGAGGATTCGTTGATCTTCCTTCCTATGAGCAAATCATTTCTGCCGAATTCAACAAGGACACACTCATTATTTTCTGCCCTACAAGTACCTGGAAGTTGGTTTACACAGGAAATAATCTTCTTCCATTTGTATTCCAACAGATCAATGATAATAAAGGAGCAGAGTGTCAATTTAGTCGTGTATCTTTTGATAAAGGCGTGGTAGCCATTTCTCGATATGGAATTGTGAGTGCCGACCAATCCAATGTGACTCGTATTGACGAGAAGATCATTGATTTTATGGATAATGTGAACTCTTCGACAAGCGGATTGGAACAAATACAGGGCATTCGTGATCAGAATAGACAGTTTGCTTACTGGACCTATCTAGATGGTTCAACTTCTGCAACGTCTCCTAACATGATTCTTTCATACAATTATCAAGAAGATAGTTGGGCAACACACCTACAAGCATTCTCTGTTTTCTCTAAATATAATGCGTGGAAATCGCTTCGATGGGAAGACATGGTTTGGCCCTGGGAACAAGAAAATGACGCTTGGAATTCCGGGGCTGTGGAATTTGGAGACCTTACGATTGTTGCTGGCGATGTGAATGGAAATATTTATACTTATTCGGGATTAGAGTTGACTACAGATTTGGTCCCACCCACAATCGTGGGTGCTCCTGTATCGATTTCCTATGGATTTGATATATGGACAAAACGATTGAATCCCTTCTTAGAACAAGGTAAAGACGCGCGCCTTACTTATGTAGACTTCTATTTAACTTCTACAGCGGAAGGAGCGTTTACCTGCGATCTTTATACGGATGATGATCCCGATACTGCAATTCAAAGTCTGACAGTTTCAACAGCTGTAGCAACGGATCCTTCTTCAGAGGCTGCTTATGTTCGAGTCTACCTTGGTTCTGTAGCTCGTTTCCATCAACTCCATCTTTATCTTACTCCTGGTCAAATTTCCACTCCTGGAATTGGAGATGCTGAATTTGTTTTACAGGCGATGGTTCTTTGGATGGAGCCAATGGGAAGACCAAACCCATGAGTCAGAGTTTCGGACCCGTTAGCACAGAAGGTCCTTATCTCAATCCAGATTTGTATTTTCCTACAGATCAGAGTCAATTCCTTGAGGTTCTTTATAATCGCGATTTTGACGTTGCCAATTTACTCAATATCAAAGAAAACGCTTTATACGATCTCACAGAGATTGTTACGGCACAGCTCTGGTTTACCGCAGGAGAGCCCCAGATAAAGCGTCAAACATTTCGAACGGTAGTGAATTTTGGAGCTCTTCCCAATACAGGACTTAAGGCGATTCCTCACAATATTCCTGGAATCACTGCTTCGTCGCCTTCTACATTTACCTTCACAAAGATTTATGGATGTGCCACTAATCCAATTGCTGGCCCAGATCCTGCAAGATTTGCCATTCCTCTACCCTATGTATCGGTGATTAATCCCCCAATTGAACTTTACGTAACCTCTACGAATGTGGTAGTTGTCACAAATGCTGACTATACCGCCTTTACAACATGCGTAATCGTGGTGGAATATCTGAAAAACTAATAGTATTTATTTTAAAACTAGCGAGGCAAATATATGGCTTTTTTAGATTTCCTAACTGGCAAGCGCGGACGTGTGAAGCAAGTTCCCACGATGAATCCTCAGCAAATGGCATTGCTTAATAAATTAATCGGTGAACAAACTTCCGGTTATCAAGCTCCTCTTCTCCAGCAAGGCCAGAGTTATCTTTCATCTCTTCTAGGAGGTGGTCCCCAAGCATTTCAGGAATATGAAGCTCCAGCATTAAGGCAATTTCACGAGCAGATTCTACCATCCATTGCTGAGAGATATGCCGGAGCTGGAGCATCTTCTAGTTCTGGTTTTCAACAAGCGCTTGGACAAGCAGGAGCGGGTCTTGCTGAGAATCTAGCCGCTCAAAGAGCTGGACTGCGTTCTAATGCCTTCAATCAAGCTTTGGGTCTTGAGCAATTCAATAAAGGCGGAGCGCTTTCTCTTCTTGGAGTACAACCTTTTCAAAACGTCTATCAACAAGGAACTCCTGGACTTTTGAGTCTTTTGGGTGCGGGCATCGGATCTGGCCTTGGATCGGGTTTTGGAAATATTGGCGCTTCTTATCTGGGCAATAGACTGCTTGGTCCTACCTACAACAATTTTGGTGGTAACATAGGTGCTGGCTTACTGGGAGGACGATACTAATGCAAATATTGCCAGCCGATCCAACATTCAATACCCTTTTAGCCCAAATGCTTCCTCAGTCGCTTGCTGGAGGCATCGCTGGGGGTCTACAGCAAGGCTATGAATCTGGCCAAATTCGAAATGTTCTTCAAAACCCACAGCAAGGAGATTTCCAAGATCAACTTGCCCAAATTATTGGATTACCCATTTCTCCAGAACTAAAAAAATTAGGCACTGAAAGATTGCAAACACAATTTGCTGCTAACACGATTGGAGAACAGTTTGGACCAGAAGCAGCGCAACTCTTTCGAAGTCTTCCAGTAGGAGCCCAAACTGAACTCACAAGGACTCTTTTAGATCTTAAGGGAAGAGATATTGAATATAAAGATTTTCTTTCAGGAAATCTACCCAAAGGAGGAGTGTCTCAACGCCAAGCTGTTTCTGAAGGAGAATTTGCATTCCCAGAGATTCCAGCTGAAGAAGGATTAACCCCAAAAGAAAGAGTTAAACATCAATCTGAACTTCGCAAAGAAAATATTCCTCATTTGACTGAGGCTCAAACAAAATCACGTGCGGCTAAGAAAGAGGCCATTGACTTAAATGTTTTGGACCAACTCAATCAATCCGGAAAATTGCCTGAAGATTTAGGACGTGTTCTTATCAATCCACAAACGGGAGAACTATATAAAGTTGCTCAATTGGCGGGATTATCCAGTCCAGAAACACAACAATTTTCTAAAACGCTTGCCAATTTCGTTTCTAAGGCTAAAGAGTCTTTTGGAGCTCGCGTTACTAATTTCGATTTAGAGTCTTTCATGAAACGTCTACCAAGCCTTCTCAACACCAAAGAGGGAAAACGAAGAGTTATTGAGCAATTGAAAGTTATAAATGAACTCGATTCTCTTTATGAAAATTCTTTAAAAAAGACCTTTCAGCACTATGGAGCGGGCAAAATCACCTATGAGCAGGCGGCAAAAATTGCTGAAGATATGATTGCCGATGAAGAAGATGCGTTGGTTGCAAGACTCGATCAGATTTCTAACCCTGTTGAAACCGCACCTAGAGAATTTGAAGAATTGCCCTCACCGGCTCAATATGCAGGGCAAGAGATTGAAGATGACAGAGGTAATGTGTTTCTTTCGAATGGAAGAACCTGGAGAAAGATTCAGTAATGGCGAAGTATCGATTGAGACAACCTAGAGATCCTTCATTAGAACAGAATTCTGAACAGGGTTCTATTAGTCCCTATGAAGTTCCTCAGCAAATGCCCGTCACTCCAGAAACTCCCCAAACAAGGGCGCGTTATCGACTACGTCCTAAACAGCAAGTTGATACTTCATCTGTTTCTGCAAACGCTAAAGAATTTGCTACACATGGACTGAAAGGGGTTGCAAAAGGAGCTTTGGGAACTTATGGAGACATCTTGGATTTGGCGGGTCTTCAGGCAAAAGCAACTCTTCCAGGAGAACAGTTGCAATATGAGCAAGAACATGACATCCTGCAAAAACTCTTACAGGGTGAGACTCCTTCTCTTGGAGAATTAGAAACTCTCTCTCCTCAAGACGTAGCTCCAAGATATTCAAAACTTCCCTCTTCTGCAGATGTGGGAACTTTTTTAGAGTCTTTAGGAGCTCCTGGACAACCGGAAACTGGCGGCGGTAGATATGGTTCTCGCATTGGACAGTTTTTGGGTGCTGGCGTTTCTTTCGGGGCTCCTGCTCCTGTGGCATCTAGTTTAGCCGGAGCGGTTGGTCAAACAGCAGAAGAAGTGGGAGTTCCTCCGTGGGGACAGGCCGCACTAGAAATTGCTACCTTTATTAAGACTGGAAAGCCTGGTAAACCAAAAATCACCTCAAAATCTCCAGAAATCGAACAAGAGTTGAACCGCTTAAGAGAACTTGGCTTCTCAGAACAAGACCTAACTCTGGCTAAAAATGCTCTTAGAGAGACCGGAGTCCTTGAAAAGGTTTCAAAAGCCACTAAGGGATCTAAAGAAAAAATTAATAGCAGTTTGAAAGCTCTCCAAGAAAAACACGGTGAAATCCTGAATAAGGCATTTCCAGGTCTTGAAGGTGGTGTAGAGGCTGTTGAACGCAATGCATCCGAGCTCTATCAAGCAATGGACGAGCTTGCCGCACATACAAACATTCCTAGAGGCAACAAATTCATCCGCGCTGTTTACGATGTTAAAGAGCGCCTTGGAAGAAGTCTGGCTAATACTCCAGAAGAGAAACAAATCATGGAGTTTCTGGATACTGCAGCAGAAGCAGCAAGAAAACCCACTCCAGCGGATTTCTACACGCGTTTTTATCGAGGTCTTAATGGTATTGGAAGATGGACGAATCCTTCTGAAAGAGAAAAAATCTTTGGAGAGATCAAGAATTCCATTAAAGAGACTTTCAGAGAGGCAGGAACAGATGGAAAAGCCCTTGCCAATGAGTTTGAGAAGGCAAATGAGGGCTGGAGACAGTTGCGCCAGGCTGAGGATCTCAGCAAACTTTTTGGCCGAGCCATTACAGATGAAGGGGTCAATTATAAGAAATTGTCGACTATATTCGACAATCCGTCCAATTTTGAAGATATCGTGAAGGGAGTGGGTAAAGAGCAAGCAAATAATCTAAAGCTGATTGCAAAGACGGGAGAGAACCTATCAAATCTTCAAAAGTCCATAGAAGGCGGCACAGTTAAGAAGGTATTTGGAGCCGGTAAGCTTTACGGCCTGGCAAAGGGTATTCTTACCTTCAATCCTTCTCTTTTAAAAGATGTTATAGGAGTAGAACTTGCTGGACGGTTCGCTACCAAGCTTCTTACCGATCCTAATTTTCAGCGCCTTCACATTCGAGCGCTTAAAAAGGCAAATGCCAACAAATGGGGAGCCGTAAAGTCTATTGTGACTCAAATGCAAAAAGAATTAGAGCACGAGCCTAGTCACACCAAAAATACGGAGCAATAACTGCCAGTAAGATTCCCAAGCAGATATGTAACATAAATCCTCCTTGATTAAGCAGATTTCCTATCTTTTAACATTTCGATAATGATCTCATAGCTCTTGTCGATGCGTTGATTCATAGCATTAAATTGATGAGTACATTCCACGATATGACGATCAAGACGTTCTGTTACTGGGTCTAGTTTTTTTAACCAATACCTCACCGAACCTATAACCACTACAATAATGGTTAAAGCTGCGGCTATTGTAGTTATTATTTCTCCCCATCCTGCAAACATATTTATCTCCTATCTCCATTAAGCTGACTTTCTGTCTTTAAGATATTTCTCTTCAAGACGAAGCATTTCAGCTTTGAATCCCGCATCCTGTAAAGCCAACTTAGTCTGAAAATCGCTCATCCCTTTGTTAATGGCCGATATTTCTCCTCTGATCTCATTTATGACTGTGTCTAAATGGCGATAGTCAGTACGTGATTCTTGACGAGACCATAAGAACATACCGAGATTGGTTGCCAGAATCACCAATACTTGTATCCATTCCATTTTAATCTCCTACTTCGTTTCATCAATCATATAACGCCACTTCCAATCTGCCAAGCCATAGAAATTAATTAAAAAGCCCAGAAAGGCCATTTCCTCTCTGGGCTCCTCGGGATCGTTCCCGATGCGTTCTGCTTAGGGACAGAACGGCTCGTTTGGATGCGGTTGACGCTAAATGAAAATTTGACTTTATGCAACTTTTCAAAAATTTCCTTGCAAAGAATTTCTAAAAAATCACCCTTATCGATAGGATGATGTAAAGTAAAAACTTTAACAGGTGGCAGTCTATGTCGGCTCAAAATCCTCTCGCATATATCGGGGTTCCTCAATCCTTGGCTACACAGGCCGAACTAGACGAAGGAAAAGGCTCTTCAAATCAGGGTGTACCAGCAAATGCTGTGGCAACTACTGTTCATGTTGGACTGACTCGTTTGGCAACAGTTGCTGAAACTATAGCTGGTATTTCTCAAACGATTGCGACAACTCCAGCGGGCGTGGCAGCGATTGCTATTGCGGGAGCACCTGATGCTTCTACAACGGTTAAAGGTATTTTAAAGACAGCGACTAATGTCATAGCAGTTGCGGGAGTAGATAGTACGGTAGCTTTAGTTCCTTCTAACCTTGCATCTGTTTTTGCTTCTCCTCCAGCCATTGGAGGAACGGCTCCTAATACAGGCGCCTTTACAACTCTAACCGCAAGTTCTTTCACCCTTTCCAGCCCATTGGCTGTAGCTCAAGGCGGCACAGGAGATACAACATTAACAGCACACGGTGTACTTCTCGGAGAAGGAGCAAGTCCCATTGTCGCTACTTCTGCTGGGGCTTCTAATCAAGTATTTATTGGACAAGGTGCTGCTGATCCCATTTTCAGCAATAATCTTGATCTTCCAGGTAACCTCGATGTTACAGGAACTGTAACATTTGATGGGAACCAAACAGTCGCTGGAACATTCACTTCTACTGGATTAATCACGGGTGATGCTGGGATCACAGTGACTGGAGGAGCTGTTAATCTAGCCACAGACAACGCTACAGACACTGTAACAATTGGTACAGGAACTAGTGGACGCACGATCCATATTGGAGACTCTGCTGCTGCAAATATCGTTGATATCGGTAGTAATAGTGGTGCTTCAGCTCTTAATTTGAAGGCAGGATCTGGTAACTTTACTTTGAATGGTGCTGCAGCAACAACCTACACTATTGGATCTAGCACAACCACGGGAACAATGACTATCGGAGGTGCTTCTCAAACCGGGACAATTGTTTTGGGTCAGTCCGGTTCAACCAATGAAATAGATGTTGGTAATGGAAACGGAGCCACAACAGTGCTTGTTGCTGGAGGAACCGGAGGAAATACGGTTTCTGTAGCCAATGGGGTGAACGGAAGCGCTCAAACGGTAAATATTTCAAATGGAGCCGCGGGAGCCGCGTCTACTGTAAATATTCTTTCCGGAACGGCTACAGCGGGCGCCCAAGCAGTTAACATTGGTAATGGGAACTTTGCAAAGACTGTATCCATTGCTACTGGAACCGCAGGAAACACTGTTAACATTGGAACTGGGGTAAATACTGTTGCTCAGAACGTGAATATTTCTAGTGGCGCTGCAGGAGCTGCATCCACTGTAAGTATTCTTTCTGGAAATGCAAGCGCCGGAACTCAGACTCTGAACTTAGCTACAGGAACGGGCGGTAAGATCGTTCATATTGCAGATGCAGCTGGAAACAACACAGTAACCATAGGATCGGCAAGCGGAACTTCCACTACCAATATTCTTGCAGGATCTGGAAATCTCAATATCACTGCTGCAACTACTGCGATCACTGGCGCTCTGACAATCTCTACTCCATTAGCAGTAGCACAAGGAGGAACAGGAGCTGCGACATTTACAGCTCATGGCATTCTTCTTGGAGAAGGTACTGGAGCAGTTACTCCTACTGCAGCAATGACCAATGGTCAACTTTTGGTGGGATCTACAGGAGCAGACCCTGTACCAGCAACACTTGGAGTATCTAATGGTCTCACAGCGACAACGGGAGCTGGAACATTAGCTGTTCAAATCACTAGCTGGGTTCAAAGTACGTTTACTCCTACTCTTGTTCCAAGTGGAACTGGTTATACCTCTATTACATATACGACTCAAAATGGTAATTACACAAGAATTGGAAATATCGTGTTCTTCAATATTTACGTAGTGATCAATGCGGTTACTGTTGGTATTGCATCTGGGGATTTATTAATTCAAGGGCTTCCAGTAGCCGCTGCAGCGGCTCCAGTAGAAGTTGTTTGTACATGTGCCACAAGTGGAGTTACCTTTCCAGGAAGTACCACAGCTTTAGCAGCAAGAGTAGTTGCAACAGAAAGTCAAGTTCGTCCCTTTGGCATTATTACTAACGGAGCTCGTGTTCCTATAGTCGCCAACGTTGTAGCCAATGGAAACATAATCGAAGTATCCGGACAGTATCAGGTTTAAGGAATAGAAGATGCCCACATCATTAAATCGGCCTATTATAGCAAGAGATGTAAAGAATACTGATGTTCAGAGCTCTTCTTTAGATGCTGCATTTCAAGGAGAATATTCAGGATCCAATCTTATTTTCGCTGGATTAGCGCGTCCTGGCACTGCAACATCTGATCCCAAATGGCAAATTAAAAAACTT